GTTAGCCACCATTTAGAACTCCCTCGAATACCCTTTGGCCTGAGCGGCCAGATCGGTATACGATACCCACCGCGGCTTCACCTGAAGCCGGGGTCGCTGCAATACTCCGTGGGTCCATGGAATCCCAGGACCCGGATCTTCAGTGAAGAACTGGAGTAAGGCAGTGTCGTCTTCGGTCGGCGATCTTGACTGTGACGCTATCAGCGTCAGAGTACGGATCTCGAATCGTTGCAAGTGTTCGTTATACCTCTCTTTGAGTGAGGCATTCGACACAGGTAAACGAGTTTTCAGACCGAAGGCACCAGAGTGTTGAGCTACGTTGGCCACAAGCCTAGGTAGTGTCGACGCAAGATACCCCGAGGTATTCAGCAAGAACTTTTGGTAGAAGTTATTGTGAACCTCGACGACGCTTGCTAACGACTCTGGTCCGCCACTGTAGAAGGTTTTCCAATAAGCAGGAGTCACAGTGACTCCGTTAAAGGAATCAACACCGCATGACTCTCTGAACTTTCCAGTCCAGAAAGACTTGCCTGTGTTGACCTTGAAATCTAAAATTTCAAGTGCTTCTACAAATAGCTCCCGACTGTCGACGGGGATGACAACGTCATCACCGAAGACGGCCACTTCCCCTACTAGAGTCTCGACCTCCCTCATGCAAAGTTTCCGGCCACGGTGTACCAACACCGCAGCCATAGCAATGCAAAAGAAGAGCAGGGACTCGACCGGGAAAGTGCAGGCGTTACCCATTGTTGAGAATTTTCTCAATCGGACTCTCTCTGGCGCTTTTGGCGTCAAAGTTTGTCCGACCCAAGGGGTGCGAAACGCACGTAAGCATCTCAGAAGCTTAGGATTACTCCTAAACATCTGGCCTACTGCGTGACAGGTAACACGATCGCTAGCCGCTGAAAGGTCAACGGTAGCTAACGTGCCAACCAAAGAACCCAACGTGCAAAGCCGTTGATTGATTGTCTGATCGCGGAAGCGAACAAACTGATCAATCCACGTGTCTCTGCAGCGGTTAGAGAAGTAGTCCCAGCAGTTCTGCTGGCACCACATGTTCTCACTCGGTTCCGCGGCGATGAGCCGCGGTTTCGAGTAGGTCTTTGGAACAGCAACCAATCGACTTTGAGGTACTTGAGTACCGACACAGTCGAGAGAGTTTGCTCTGTCTGCCCAACTCGCAAAGCTATGGAAACCATAGTCGGCGATCGGGTATTCGCTTTCCAGAGAATCCGACCAGTTCTTCCAATAATACTTATTGGAAGGTC